GATATATCAAGTTTATCAATATCTTTTAAATCCTCTATTTCCACAAATAAATCCTCTCTTTCATCTAATTGTCTTTTGATTTCAGCTTCTATTTGGTCAGCTTGTTGTGGTGTAATTTGTTGTCCCTCTGCTATTATCTTATCAGCATAGAACTTAGTTAATTTCCTTTTAAGTCTTGATTGGTCTTCTTCTCCAATTAATCTTAATATGTCTTTTTCCTTATAAATCTTGTGAAAATCAGGTAGTAACTGTCTTTTAAATAATCTTGATAGGAATAAACCAAAGTTCTCTTGTCTTAATTGAAATGAAGTTTTTACTGCCCTTGATTGAATAATAGCATTAGTTGCTGGTGTAGAAGCTGGCAATGCTTCACCTGTTGAAGCCTCTTGACTTGAAGCCAACCTATTAGCTATTGATACTACATTTTTTTCTTCATTAACACTTTCAGTAAAGTTTATATTTCTTGTGTCTATTCTTGCTATATCTCCTACTTGTTGAACTCCTATTGCTCCACCTGCTACTAATCTTGCTATCTTTTCAGGTGTAACACCACTACCTTCTCTAAACTGGAATAACTGGTTCATTAATTGTAAGTTGTTATTTCTTCTTACATTGTAAATAGTGTTTAGATAGATTTGTAGGTATATAACCTTTTCACCTATTCCTCTACCAGCCCATCTACCAGGGGCATCTTCAAACTTAGCTTCCTCGTAAGGTCTTACCTTGGTCCATTTCTCTACTCTGTGAACCAATGGAATACCATTTATAATTCCTGAACAAACAACTCTACCATTTACCCAAGTATTACTATCTGCTTTCTTTCCAGTAATCCAAGACATAGGTATTTGTCCCCATCTTTCATATACATCTATTTCAGGTGTTGAGCCTTCTTCTGACCTTTGTTCGTTATGAACATCAGGTATATTTTTATCTCCTTTAATCTTGTCTAAGTTAATCCATTTACCTTTAAACTCTTCTTGTAAGTAAGACACTGATTGAACGCTTCTTTCTATGAAGCTACTATCGTGTAATGTTCCTCCCTGTTGGTCTTTGAATATGTTTCTTATATCTACTGTTATTGTTGCTAATCTGTCCTTATTAGTGTATTCATCTTTTGCTAATACTTTCTTTTTAATAAGGTGTCCATCAAGAGCAAATATCATTAAGTCTGAATTAATTTGTTGTCCGAATTGTTCTTTTTCCATCCAGTCCCTAACCATATTTCTTGTTAGGTTGGCTATTCCATACATTTTAGGATTGTTAGCCTTTACATTAATATCCTTTGTGTCAATGTCAATGTTCTTTACATTTTCCCATACAAGAGCTTCTGTTAATGGGTAAAAGACTTTGGCTTGTCCATTGACATCTTTTTCCTTTTTAAATACTCCATAATAGTTTTCTCTGATAATATCCCATAAGTATCTCATTCTCATTGACTTATTGCGAGATATTTGAAATAAACCCTCTTCGTATTTAGTTATTTCTTCTTTAAACAGAGATAATATTTGTCCCTGTATTTCTGATTTTGTCATATTGTTTAATATTCGTTATTTGGTATATAGATTGAACTTTCTATATTAGTGTTGTTATAAGTATCAAGAGCATATCTGATAGCATCCATAGAGTGGTCAAAGCCACTTTCAGGAACATTTAGTATCTTTCCGTCTTTATCTGTTTTCCAGAGATAATTTCTATATTCTTTTAAAATATTAATACTTCTTTTAGTGACTGATATTCTTTGGTCTTGTATAAACTGAATTCCTTTATTAACGCTACCTTGACCTTTTAACGATGGCAAAATGTTTATTCCGTGTATCTTTAACTCGTCAATACTTTTAGGCTCGGCACTATCAGCTATCACAAGGGCTTTGTCTGTGTTATTAAGTATGTCTGCTATTTGCTTATTAGATAGTCCTTTTTGATAAGTAATCTCGTCTAATATAAATCCTCCATTGTATTTGTAAATTGCTACTATTGCTGTTGGGTCGTTTGAATAACCAAAGTCTAAACCATATCTTTCAAGCCTTGCTTCGTGTGGTATTTCATCTATTACTTGCCAGTCTTTATAAATCTTTCCCTCCACTTCTCCTAATTGCCCTAGTCCATATACCTTCCACCAGTTCTTATTATTCTTTCTTTGTTCAATAGCTTCTATTATTTGTTTATCAAGAGCTTCATTATCTTTATAGGTTAGTGTTATAAATTCTACATCATCTCTTTTACCAAGTATATCAGTATAAAACCAAAACTCATTTGTTGGATTCCAGTCTAAAAAGCAAAACTCTTTTGTTCTAACTTCTAATTGGTTAAAAGCATCGAAACTATTATTGTTTGCTTCGTTTATAAACAATCTATCACGCCTAGCACCTCTTAACTTATCTCCGTTATCACTTGAAAAGAACTCTATTTTAGAACCAGTTTCAAAGGTATATATTGAATCGGTGGCATTCCAGTTGCTATCTTTCCAGTAATGATGAGCCTGTAATATGTTTTTAAAATCTCTTATAGCACCTCTTTTTAAATGAGGTATGCTTTCTGCTACTACCGAGGTGAGTGTTGGTTTGGTATCGCTTTGTGCTCTTGCTATTAAGTATAACAATATTGATATAGTCTTGGAGGCACTTGTTCCACCACAAACAGCTCTAATCCTTTTGGTCAGTGCTAGTATCTTTTTCGTTGCTGTCGTTTCCTTGAACATCTAGTTTAATTATAGGTGTTGGTAGTTCTTTTCCATCAGCACCAGTTAATTCATTTCTCTTGCTATAATCTCTTTTGTTTAGTGTTTCAAGTGTAAACTTTGTCATATCACTTACAACCTTTAAACTATCTTTATCACTTACACCTAAACATAGTATAGCTTCTAAGTTTCTCTCTGCTAACATTAGCTTTCTATCTCTTTTCCAACCTTCTATCTTATCTGTCAAGTTTGAATAATTCTTACTATGCCATTGATATAAAGTTCCCTCATTTATTTCGCAAACCTTGGCTGTTTTTCTTAAATCATTACCATCTAAAATAGACTGTCTAATTTTATCAAACAGTTCTTGTGTTAGTTCTGTTGGTCTACCTGCTTCTCCCATATTTATTATTTTATTATTGGATACGACGGGGCTATCTACCTCTATATTACTAAATAGTTTAATATTAGTTATATAGTCTAAAGAAGACTTGTATATGATTATAATCCAGTAAGAAATCATTATCACATATAAGTCTACCTCAGCTTATATACCTTAATGAGTTGGTAGCTTTCTAGCTACTGAACCTTACCCATCACCCCGTTCGCTTACTTCTAATTGATAACAAATTATTATTAGCAATTAGAGGGAAGTAAACTTAATGGTCAGTTCAAGCCCTATCCTATTTCTGTTCGGGAAGCGCTTATTCCGAACCTTACTGTAATTGTAAAACACAAAACACCTGTTGCTATACAGGCTTATTTTGTGTCATTATGAAAAGATTTTTTTATCATCACCTATGTAATTATCTAATGGGGGAAAATATAATGGGCGATTCCCCCAACCCCTCGTTGCTTACCACTCTCTAGTCATAAGCGAGGTCATTTTTGCCCTCACTAAATAACTACAAAAAATATGTTGGTTTTATTCTTAAATCTCCAGTTATTCTATTCCTATAATAAGTATTATAAACTCCTCTGTCTATTTCTTTATAAAAAAGTTTAAATAATAATTTAAGAATATACTCTTTCATAATAATATATTAAAGTATTTTTATTTTAATGTCAAATTGATTTTATAAGTTTTTTTCCACATTATCACATAATCTCTTTATTTTAATGGCTATTTCGTCCATTTTATTTACTGCTTTGTTATATGATTTGTTATTTATTCTCTCGTTATATTCCATTTCATTTAATGGAATTCTAATCTTTTTTTCAAAAGACCAAGCTTTATACCAATTAAAATAACTCTTATAGTGGAATAATCTCTTTCGTAGATTCTGTATTAAGTCTAGTTTATTTTTTTTAGTAAATTCTTTTAAACACCTATTACAACAAAAGAAATTATCTATCCTCTTTCCACAATTATAACATTTTCCTCTTTTAAGTTTAAAATATTTAGTGAACCAAAATCTTTGTTTCATATTACTTTTGTCTTATAAATAGCTCATAAACTAATAGTCCTAAAACTATTGACCAAAATATACTCATATTTTTATAAGCTTATAGGCTTAAATCTTAAATAAATTTATAAGCTTTTAAGCTTGTTTTTTAAGGTTATAGCCTTAATTTTTTAATCATTTTTTAAGGGTATCACCTGATAATTCTAACTTAATTAATAAATCTACATAATGTTTAATCTTTTCAAGGTCTTTAATACCTCCTTTATCTCTCCACCTACAAGCATATTTAATAATATTAGCTTCACAATAAGGTATTCTATTTAGTTGGCAGAACTCTACTGGCTGTATTTTATAGTCTTTGTAGTGGTTTCCTCCAACTTGTATTTGTAGTGGATTATATTCATCATTCATAATTTTAAAATTTTAATTTATTATCGTGTAGCACTTGATATAAAGAGTGTGTTAGGAACTCTGTTTCTTTCTCGCTTAATTGATTATTAATACAATGTATTATTTCGTGTAAAAAAGATAAATCTTGTTGACTTTTATTATTATCTTTATTTATTCTTATAAGATTAAACGAAAAGTCTGTATCAGCTATGTTCTCACTCATAGCACTTCTGCTAACTTGTTCTACTTTATACCATAATCCTCCTATTTTTATTTGTTTTGGTATTTTCATAGTTTTAGAAAGGGGAGTGCTAACCACAACACCCCCTTTTTAATTAGCGACCATTTAAAATTATTGGTCTTACAAGATTTACTCCATATTTCTTATCAACCATAAAGAATGCTTGTTTCGGTTTTTCAAAGTCAGCTTTAATCTTTATAGCATAAGGACTCCAACCAATTATAGAACCGTTAGAGATAAAAATTCCACCATCTCTCATCTGATGAAAGTGTCCAAAGCAATCAAGGTCGGCTTTCTTTGATTTGTTCCACTGGGATATTGCTTTGTTAACTGGTATATAAATACCTCCAACACCACCTTGAAATCTCATAGAGTGTCCGTGATGAAACCTGATAGTAAATCCATAAACATCAAGATATGTATGGTATCCGTCATTTACAACGAACAATACTCTTTTGTTGTTAAGGAAATACTG